AACTAGTATTGTTCCGTCTGATCTAGCAGCTTGTATCAGATTTGTCTCTTGAGGATCCAAACTGATTGCCTCTGATAAAGACTCTGGAAATCCAAGAGCTCTCATCCACTGTTCGATCTGTAGATAGTTCTCTAAGTTTTCATCTATAAAGAATTCTACATCCAGATCACCATACTGCAACTTATCGCCAGGAACAGGAATGTCTCTGAGATATGTGCTTTGGATTGAAGCACCCAAAGTTATGTTTGGTAAGGATACTGACTTGGAAAAGAAATCAACCTTTGGAGCTTTCTGTAAGGAGAATTTGAATCCAGCTGGAGACAGAAAATTCCTATTTCGGACTTGTCTATCAAAGAGGTTATCTCCTGTATATTCTATGCTCATGGGGTTTACCTTTATTTATTCAGCAAAGTCAGGGTCTTCACAGACATCTGCGAGTCCCTCTGCCATATTACCACCTATTTCCGCTCCTTGGTTTCCACCGAACATTGCGACCCAACCAGCAGCAAGCCACCCAACAAAGGGAATACCCACAACGGAAGGAGCAAGAGCAGTACCCACACTAGTCCCAACAACTCTCCCTGTCTGTTTTCCTCCACCGACCGCCTCGATACACTCGACTTGTTGGGCAGTGAGCTTTCCCGACTGATTTCCTCCGTTGGTATCATCTTGCCAAGACCTTGCGTTGGATGTAGGTCCTCCTTGGTGATGAGCGCCGTCCATAGCATACTCTTCCACGACTGTGATTTTATTATTACCCAGTCCCAGAAAGCCAGCCTTTACATTCTTATCCCTTTCCACACGCATAACTGTAGGGTCATTACCCTTATAGTCAATGCGATATCCGTCTTTTCCTACTTCAGCTCTATAAGAGGTGTAGTCACCTACAGGCAAATTTATGTTTGGTAGTTTAGATCCTCTTTGACTTAACATACCTATCATACCGATATGTGATACTGCCAAGAGACTACCAACCGTGCCTATAGAGATCCACTTCCACTTACTTCCGTTTGGTTGTGTCATGATTTCACACAATATAGTGCTTACTATATAGGCATAAAAAAAGAGACCCTTTCGGATCTCTCTGTAAGATATGTAATATCTAAATCACATAAGGTTAGCAACCTTAACACGTCTGTAGTAACGGTTAGCGTTGGAAAGAAGTCTTCCAAGACCTTGGTTAGATACGTTACCTTCGGCAAATGGGTTTGCAACGATTCCGTAACGAGTCTTAAACCCGATTTTTGGTTGGAAGGTGTCCTGACCCACGGCACGAACCATCTGAAGAGGAACGTAAGGGCAGTAGAACAGTCCAGCGTCATAAGGGTTAGTACCCTTGTAACCGACAACGTAGTACTGATTAGCGTCGTTGTTTGCAGCGAAAGGATCGATGTAAACTTTGTACTTACCAGCAAGTGTACCAGCAAATGTGTTGCCAGTGTCGTCAACGTTTAAGTTAGCGTTGAGTGCAGGGGTGTAATCAAGGATTCCCGCCATTGTAAGGGCAGAAGCAACGTCAGCAGAACAAAGGACAACGTTACCCTTCCCTCTACGAGTTCTTTGTGCGATTTGGTTCGCATCTCTTTCGATCTGGAACAGAAGTCCTTTGAACTTCTCAACTGACCAACGACCGTTAGAGTCGGTGTCAAGGTCGAATGTACCAGCAGTTGCAGTGTTGATTGTTGCACCTTGCTCAGCAACCTTATAGATTGTACGGATGACTTCGCGGTTGATCTCTGCAAGAATCTCTGTGGAGAGAATGTTTGCGAGTTCAGACTCTGCGTTTAATCCGTGAATTGCCTTAAGGTCTTGAGCCAATTCTAAACTGTACTCAGCTTTGAGTGCTCTGGACTTCGCAGTCACAGTAACTTTCTCGATGCTGAATGCCATCTCTTGGAAAGCGTTAGCAGCAGCGTCTCCTAATGCCTCAGACTCTCCAGTAACCATACCCTGACCAACAGAGTAGTCAGTAGTAGTTGCGGAACCAACAGGGTTAAGAACGCCAGGGTTTGTTCCGTTAGGAGAAGATGTAGTACCGAAACCAGCGGCAACATCGGTCATGCCACCTGTAAGGTTCTGAGAGGAGTTCTGTCCAGAGAAGCTTGTATCTGGTTCGTCGAAGAGAGCCTCAGTTCCACTCTGATTAGTGAATCTGGATCTCATTGCGAAGATAAGTCCTGTAGGACCAGACATTGGTTGAACACCAGCAAGGTCATATGCGACCAAGTTAGGCATTGCACGTCTGATAAGACTAATCAACACAGGGTCGAAACCAGCAACAGGACCACCTGCAGCTGAACCGCCACTAAATCCACCAGTTCCAGCGGAGTTAGTAGGAGATGCTTCTGTCAAAGACTGGAAAGCATTCTCTTCTCTGAGCATTTGCTCTTGGTTTTCGAGAAGAACCGCAGTAACGTTCCTTCTGTGTGAATCTTTAATTGGATCTGACCCTTCGTGATCGAGAAGGGGAGCCCACTTTTCAGTGAGTTGTTGATAATTGATGTTTTGTTGCATCGGTCTGTAAGAGTTGTTTACTTAAAAATTAACGAATTCCTATTTCATACGTCCTAGTGCATCAAGATATGCAGCCATAGATCCAGTTGCTGGCTCTACATGTTCTGCTTCTTCTTTGAGTTCTTGAGGTGCAGACGCGGTAGTTGCTTGAGACTTAGTACCTTTGAAGTATGACTCCTTAAGGGTCTCTAGTTTTCCACGATAGGATTCTTCACTTTCAAACTCAACACTTTCTGCGAGGGTTTGTAGTTTCTCTTTTTGAGATACTGCAAGACCTTCTGCAACATCATTTAGGATAGTGGAGGCAGTTGACTTACCAAGTCTTTGGTTGAGTGCAACATTCTTCTCTATCTGCTCGTTGAGCTTCGTCTCCATTTCATCAAGCTTGTCTACCATATTTTCTAGTACATCATATTTATCTTCAGGTAAGGTTACATAATGTTCTTCAAAAAGCTTTTTCATGCCTTCCATGAAGGATTCAGTCATTTCGGATTTAATGCCTTTCTCGATAGCGATAGCATTTTCCTCCATCCATTCTTGGGCGACATATTCGAGGTATGAGTCGGTTCTCTCAGTGAGTTCGACTTTGATTTCCTCAACCTGTTCGTTGAGTGCTTTCTCATACTCTTCGTTTAACTGATTCTCGATATCTGTGATCTTAGCATTGATAGATGCCTCGAAAATCACCTTAGCCTTTTCTCTGAATTCCTCAGAAAGGTCTTCTCCAGAAAGAAGTGCGTTAACATCTTCCTCGATAGCACTATTGAGATCGATCTTCTCGTCCTCTTTAGGTGCTTCCTCTTCTGCGACAACCTCTTGGGATTCGTCGGCTTCTGCCTCTTCGGCATACTTAGGTGCAGTTGGCATTGGATCAGCTTTACCAGCGTTTTTAGTAATTACGTCTTTAACTTGCTTAATAGTCGCCGTTGGCGTTTTAAGCATGTTGCTGTTGTCATCAGGCTTTGAGTTCTCAGGCGTAGGACCACCAAGATCTTCAACGGAACCTTGACCATCAGGAACGTAATTGGGAGTAGAGGGCATCGGATCGCCTTTGCTTGCTCCACTATTTACAGCGGTATTAGATTGCTGTGTCTTTACATCCATTTCTTGTAAATCTCCACGGGACATTTTGAACTCTCCGTCGTAAAACGTGTTTAGATATCGTATAATCTATGTTTATTTATTAAATCAAAGATTTGATAAGAAGTTTTGGAAGATTTCCAACTTCTTCTCGTCAAGTTGACCTTGATCTACTAGTTTATTTATAGTTTTTTGAGTCTTCTCAATGACTTCCTCCACTGCCCTTTCAGGCTCAGCAACCGCAATCGCAGGGTGAGTCATAGTCTTTTCTTCTACAACTTCAATCTGTGACTGTTTTGCCTTTAGGATTCCTGCCTCCCAAACCCAATCAACTCCTTCCATGATGCCATTGACAAAAGCGTCAGGGGCAGAAGGATCTGCTACTATGTCAGCAGCAGTGGCAAGCATGAAGTCTTCACCGACAACTTTATAGCCTTCGCTAGTGTCTTTGAGACTTCCCATACCTCTTGATGATACTCCAAGAGTAACACCGTCATCTAATAGTGACTGTGCAATCTTACCCATTGGTGTATTGAGGATTTGTGCTTTACCAACAAAATTGGTTCCTTCTCTATGAAGGTCTACAATCTTGTGGGATACTCTGTCTAAGTTTACAGTAGGACCTTCGGGGTGACCTAACTCACCAAGAGCGCGACCTTTGCCAACAAACGCTTCGTTGTATCTGCTTACCTCTTTATCAAGAGTTTCTACTGGATAAAAACGACCGTTTCTGTTCTTAAGGTTTCCTTGTAAAAAGATACCCTCAATAAACATATTCTTCTTACCGTCTTTTTCTTCGATAAGAACCTTAGCGGTTTCGATCTCTTCTGTGATGAGTTTCATGTTAAGCCTCAGGTTGTTCCTCTTCTACTGCATCATCAACT